CAACGGGGAATGTGGCAATGACGTCATACGAACGGGTGTATACGTTCCACAGCGTGGGGGCTAGGAAGAATCCCTCCTGCCAGAGGATGGCCCAAAAAGGGTGGCCGCGGTGTAACTTCTCATGTTCCGATGGACGAGCGTCATACAACTTTCGGAGGGATTTGAATATTCTGTAGCTGGTGTAAGCTGCCACTGCGGTGTTAACTGCGGCAGAAGCGACCAAGGTTGATGAGCACGGCAATTTGCCAAACGCCACAGAATAAAGGTAGCAAAGACTGTTGCTTAGGGTGCGCATGGACACGTTGGCATCGTGTCCTACTAAGCAACCGGCCACGAACCGCACAGAACTGTTCGTGTAATTCTCCAACAAATAGATCATGAATTGCGTGGCGACTGTGCGGCCCACTTGTAGGCCGAGTGTAAGAGTGCGGCGTAGGTAAAGTTGTACTTTCCCGTCTGGAAGAGCTACACTCCAATCCATATCATCGAGCGTCACAGGGCGTTCAAACCACCCGGGCACACAATCGTCAAATGGATTTTGCAATTCGTTGAAAGGCCGGTCGTTTTCGAAATCGATAGACATCCTTGACAACTTGAGGAGATCTTCCCTTGACATTCTCTCATCTTGCAAATAATGCCTCAAATAATTCTGTCGCAAGTAGTAACGAGCGTTGTTGATCCCCAGAGCGCCGACTACTGTAACAGTTCCAACCGTCTGCCAGGTTGGAGTTGAAGCAATTATTTTGCGAATAAGTTGAACCCACCACTCATCGGGAGGACCTCCATTGCCTGGATTTGTTGGAGGAGCGGGTGTTTGAGGAGCCAATGCACTTGAAGTATTGGTGGCATCGATCCGAGCAAGAGCAGCCTGAATCACGTCGGCTGTCGGACCGATAGCATGGGTGCCAGTAGCCCGGAGAGCAGGGGCGATACGTGACAGAGTTTCGGCAGTGTTGCCTGAACGTATGATGTGACTCATAGCCAAGTCGACGACTGCTTCATTAGCCTGCCCCGTGAACGGGGGTGTCCTGGTCCATATGGAAATGCAGTGGCCATCCCAGGAGTACAGATTGCGGAATCCTGGAATAGGAACAGTTTTTGGGTGTTTAACAACTACAGTGTGTACGTCTCCGTCAACCACTGTTGGGATGTACTCTGGTCTGCTGTACAAGTAATATGGCGGATCCCAATAGATCAAATCGGTTGAGTCCATATTTTCACGCACTTGGTGGTAGCCTTCGATAGCTAGGTTTTCTGTTAAGCCATAGTACTTGACACAGAGTGGGTCGGAGTCGTTCGTGTACAATGTAGCACCATATTTGGTTGCGATAGCTTGTCCATCGTGTCCAGTGTTGGCGAAAATATCCATCGCTTTCGTAACGGTGATAGCGGGAAGCTTGGCAACCATAGCTGCACGATGCACAGGGGGAGTAGTGTATGCTGGAGGGGTGTCCAGGGTGCGTGGTGCGACAATGCGCGACATCTGGATGACCTCTTCAAGCGTAGGTGAACCTGCCACATGTGCTTTGTACATAGTAAGTTGATAACACTTGGCAAAGTGTCCGATGAGTCTTGCAGAATAGTAAAATCCTTCCCCACAATTGATAGTGAAGCCTGCAGCGCCTATAGAATGGCCCGCATTCCCTAGCACTAACCTTGTTGGGTTGTAAGCATGCTCGTATTCCGTTTCACATTTCTGTCCCATGCGCATATCTGCTACTATGGACTTGAAAGTTTCTTTGCCAGCGATGATCTTCATTTCGTCTCTAAACTCATAGTTTCCCGTTAAAGGATTCCAGTGTAAGGAGAAATAAAGAGATCCCATGAGTAATGCCATGCGCAAATGCCTGAGTGATTTCAAACAACGTTCATTCAAAGTGGTGCTGTTCAGGTAATACGCGACATCGATCAATATCATGGAAGATGGTGGGTGACTGAAAATTGTTTCCGGATCAATCATGTCCAGGGTGGCGTCAATGACATAAGCTGAACAACCATCCTCTGTTTATAAACAGACGCTTTGTGTCCCAAGATCTCTGACCTTGACATCTCGACTTTTGGGAGGATGGTTAGCACTTCGTGCATGTGTGCTGCTTTGTTTGAGTCGCCACCCGGGACAGTATGTTCAGATGGACAAAAGAAAACAGTAGTTTCGCGAAGAAACATTGTCTCGTGTGAACCCCCAGCCCCGACAACCCACACTGTTTTACCCAAATCGAAAGAGTTAGCATGCTCGGATAGCTTGTCTCTTCCCATGTGCAAATAACGGTGGGCCTTGTTTTTTGGAAGGGTTTGTGGATCACAAACATATTGTTGCCAGTCGTCCGAGGTGGGCGCGCGAGTGTAGACGTTGATGTCCACTACGGCATGCTCGGAAAAGCTGGTAGGTTTGGAACTAGCACGTGGGTTGGCAACTGCCGGGACGGCGGCCAAACGTGTGCTAGAGTCTGTGGTCTGTTGTTGCCCACGTCCAGCATTTTTCCTACCACGTCCTTGGTTTCCGCGTCCAGCCGCACCTGCTGCAGGTTGTGCAGGAGGGGGGGGAACGGCAACAACGGGCGGGTTTGCTGGTGCTGGCTGAGCAGGGGCAGCTTGGTTGGGGTCGGGGCCTGCGGCAACAGGAGCCGGTGGGGCCACCACCTGTGGAGCTGCATGCGGTTGCACAGCAGCTGCCAGATAGTTGAGCATCCATCCGGCCAACCTCTCGCACCCGGTGGGAATGAATTCCGATTCCAGATACAAGGATTGGAAGGCCTGACACTTTGTTACCCAAGTGCGCGCGTGGTGTTGAGGGAAATACTCGTCAACTTCGGTGTCGTCGTCGACGTCGTTCCAAGGGGCTGATTGCACTGCATTGTCGAAGTACTCCCAGTGACCTCCTTCCACGTCCAAGTACAACGTATGGGCGGTCTGGGGCAAAAGGGTACCAGGCGGAGATCCACCTGGACCGGGTACAATGCGGCAGTGGTGGTATGGCCTTGGCATGCAAATAACGATGTCACAATCGAGAGCCAGACGGAGGATTTGCGCGAACATGAAAGACACGGTTAGGCCTATGTTGGCG